TGTTAACTCATCACGAATTTTATTCAAACACTCAAAAATAGCTTTCCAATCCAGCTCAGAAGCAGCCTGAGACTTCTTACGATTAGCTTTATAGTAAGGGAATAGCTGGCGACGCCAGTAGTTAGTGGCGTCACAAGCGATAACTATCTTACCATACTCAGGACCAAACTTAGTCTTATACATACGGATTGAGTTCAAGACCATGTGTCTGCACATGTTCTCATCGACTTGAGCATTGGTATGGTTACCAAGCTGAACCATGATGTTAGACAGCATCACCTGTGAAAAATCAATGACGATCATTTTTTTTAACGAGCTACTCGCTCTTTCCTTCCTTAGGTGTGATTATGATCTTAACTTTATCAGAAACTGCTAACCCATCTTCAGTATGAATAAATAGGTTGTCAGCAATCATCTGTAGCGGGTGGTCGATACCCCTGATTAGACACAGCAATGATCTGATAGATTCTACGACCATGGCTGAGTGCTTCATGACTTCATCATCATCTTCATCGGGTGCGAATCCAGCTACAGTCAGTTGATCAAACAGAGTTGGTATGATAGTCTCAATAGTCTCTTGTATATGAAACTGCTTTACCAGGTCCATGGTCTCATCTATCTCTTCGATAGACGTCGGACCGTTGTACCTGTTATTCTTAGACGGAAAGATGATGACGTTGTTAGCAGTGGTCATAGTTTATTATACCAGGTCATATAAAATTTGTCAACCATTATGTGATAGTTTCATCACCATACACGACTCTTGAACCATCTTCTGTAAACTTAAAATCATAAGTTACAGCTCTAGTGTTCTTACCTAAGACGTGAGACAAGTTTTCTTTTTTATTAGAGTCACAGTAGAATATCATGAACCCTCCGCCACCAGCACCGAGTATTTTACCACCCAGAGCACCATTTTGCATAGCTAAGTCGTATATCTCATCGATACTATCATTAGTTATACCAGAAGTCACGTTCTTTTTATCGACCCAAGCTTGGTGTAAAAGGTCTCCAAATGTATCTAAGTCACCACGTTCTAGTAAGTCAGCGGCAAAGATAGCTTTATTCCTACCATTCATGACTAAGTTAAACTTATCGTCATCTGTCATGACTCTAGACTGTTCAGACAAGATCTTGTTAGCTGAGCGTGGTATATTGGTATACACCAGTAGTAAGTTATTTTGAAGTCTATTCATGGTCTCTTTACTAACATTTAATATGGACTTAGAGACCGTGTCTTTTGAGAACTTGAATAGGTTTAACCCACCAATAGCTGCTGCGTACTGATCTTGTTTTCCTACTGGATACTCACATCGATTCATCTCAATGTTACAGGCTTGTTCAGCTAGCACAGTAGAATCAGGATAGTTCTTTAAACTATTTATCAATCCGACAGTAAAAGATGATGAGCTACCGAGTCCTGAACCACGTCCCGGGATATCTGATATAGACGCAACATGTAGCTTATTCTTGATCTTGTACTCTTTCAGAGTCTCACGTGTGATGTCGTGTGTCATGGAGTCTAGAGTATCATAGTCATTGATACCATCAAATGCTGTTACATAGTTACCACGTGACTTACTATGAACCATGACGTAGATATACTTGTCGATAGTGACTGAGAGAGCGGCTCCCTCTGCTTTTCTATAGAAAGCTGGTAAGTCACTACCACCCGAAAAGAAACTAATCCTCAGTGGTGTCTTTGAGATGATCATGTGCGATATACGAACTGTTCACGAGGAAACTTACGACTCTCTTCGGTCGGATACCTAGACAGTAAGTCTTTAAGCATGGTCTCCCACTGACGCTTGATCCTATCGATACCAAAGCGACTATCGACGTAAGTCTTGTTAAACTTGATCATGTTTAAGTGATCGTCATTCTTTACAAAGTTGATGGCGGCTTCGATGTGAGCATAAAAAATGTTAGCATGTTCATTCTTATCCATCGAACCTTGATACATGACGTTCAGTGAACCAGAAGTATCGGGTAAAGCACCGAGGTTGGGATGTACACAGACTAGACCGGCAGTCATTGCTTCAAGCATAGCCCTACAGCTAGTCTCTACCCAAGTAGACGGGTAAGCAAAGATATGACATTCATTTAACGTGGATCGTAGAACATCGTTTGGTACGAACCCATGATAAGTCATCTGTGGATGATTACGAATCTCATCGTAAAGTGGCTCGAACTGCTTATCAGCATCTTCCCACCCGTAGATCTTGAAGCTAGAGAACACATCTAAATGAATATTAGGATACTTTTCTGCCAGATGTTTGAATACTGGAACAAGAATATCTAGACCACGTTGTGGCGTTGATGTATAGACTAGACGGATCTTGTCTTTACTCTTCGTCGTTTCTGGCGCTATGTCGATCCCAGACTCAAGAACGATACTCTTAGTGTCATACGGGATACCGTGTACTAGATGGTACTGGCTCATCTGCCAGTTAGAGATGAATACAAACTTATGAAACTTGTCTCTGAAAGAAGAGTCACGAAACTTAGTGGACTCAGAATCAGTAGCCAAATCATGTGCCCAGAACAAACGGATCTTAGATTCATCAAGCTCTCTAGGCCTGGAGCAAATGACTTGAAAGTCATCTAATAGACTAGGATCTAGAATAGCTGCTAGCTTTCTCTTAGCTAGCTCAGTGCCACCAAACGCGTTCTTTGATACTTCGTTTTCTTCAAACATACTCATTAAATGGTGTATCCTGACTTGATAGCGTCGTCTCTAAACATCTTGACAGTCTCAAGTGAATAGTCAGTCAAGTTCTTATCTAGAGTTGATAGCTTTTTGATGATGTCTGGTGTCATTGTAATAATATTACATCCAGAGAGTTGTGCCTCTACATAATTGTATACTTGTCGAGTTGATGCCCAGAGGAATTTTACATTTGGGTTACGAGACATACCAGAAGCAAGTAACTTATTAAGTTTAACACACTCTGAAACGACTACGCCAGCATTCTTACCAGCATCAGCAATTCGTCCGGCAAAGATCGAAATGATGCTTGGTACTTGACTAGAACCAATAGCATCTAGAACATGCATGGTCTGATTTGGTGTGAATACAGCCGTGACGTTTACACTCACACCCTTGGACAGCAGGGTCTTGATAACGTTACTAGTCAGTTCACCGTTAGTATAAGTGACTGGAATCTTTACATACACTTGATACCCATGGTTGTCACCAATGTCACTGAGCTTCAATGCTTGTTGAATCATTTCATCTTCGTCATCGGAGAATACTTCTAGACTGATGTTGGTATCTGGTCGATACTCTTTTAAGTAAGCTATAGCATTATCACAGAAACCCATGTAGTCAATGACGCCGGCTGCTCGCATCAGACTTGGGTTCGTCGTAAAACCCTTAATCTTATTATTCTTTGAAGCTTCAACGATGCCATCCATCGCGGCTCCATCGGCATAGATATCAATCATAATACATCCTCAATTAATTTAGTTGCTTGTGTTATATCACTTACGTAATAAGTCGGAGTCACGTGTATCCACTCGTTTGGGCTCTTGTACTCGTTGTATGAACAATATATCGTCTTTAAGCCACTCTTGTAGCCAGCGACTATGTCTTTCCAGGTATCACCCACTAATACACACTCGTCTCTATTTAATTCGTACTTTTTGATGAAGTGTTCTATCATACCGTTGTTTGGCTTATAAAATTCTGTGCCTCGTTGTTCTGCACAGTATACGTCATCTATATCTAGATAATATAATATATCTTTAAATATGTCAAACGTTTCTCGAGACATCTTTCCGTCCAAAACATCTGGCTGATTCGTAATGACTATCACTCTCTTACCAAAGTTTTTAAACTTACGAATAGATTGAATAGCACCAGACATAAACGCGAATTCTTCGATCTTCCAGGGAGCAGTCATCTTTCCGTCATGATTGACTAAGTGATTGATGACTCCGTCCCTGTCTAAGAATACAGTCTTTACCACGTCGTCTTTTTTATTTGAAGATCTGGGTGAGAAACAATACAATGCCAGACTACAGCCTGAAACGCTTCACTGATCGGCGTCAGTAGAGTTTGGTCTGACACTGGGATGACGCAACAAGCGTCAGAATGCATAGCAGCATAACCATCTGGCTTACCGACTATACTGATTACCGCAGCACCGACGTCATGTGCTAGATCGATAGCTTTGATGAGATTGACTGAAATGTTTCGTTCTTGGCTGCCACCACCGACGGATAGGACGAACACACAGTCAAACTCGTTCAACTTTGAAGTAGAAAGCCATCGTTCAAAGAAGTACTCCCACCCCTCGTCGTTGACTCGTGCTGTCAGTTCAGACACGTTATCTACTGGGCTATAAGCTTCGACGTCACAAAGCTTACGAAGGTCATTGACCATGTGTGAAGCATTAGCCGCAGAACCACCGACACCCAGGATGAAGACTCGACCATCGTTTTCTCTTACTTGCTTCAAGTATTGCGCAATAGTCTCGACGTCAGTCTTTGATACGTTGTTAGTGGTGAAGCTTACTTCATCAAAGTAGTGATCAACGAATGACATTAGGAAACCCTCACGTATGAAGCTTTTACGTTACCCTTTTCTAATACCTTGAACCCTTGTGCGTAGATCATATTTTCGAATCGTTCATGATCATACATCCAAATGTCATCAGCCACAAACACTGTTCCTAAAGTCGAACGATCTAAAAAGAACTTAGTCTCAAGATCTACTGCTTCGTTGTGGTGAGGTCCATCAAAGAACACGAAAGCGTATGTGTTCTCATACTTCTTGAAATCGTTATAGACTGGAACACCATCACTGAAACGATTAAAGAACTCGGAGTCTTCCATACAGAAGAATGAGAAGTTCAACCCCTTATTGTAAGCATAATAATAGAGTGACGGGATGACACGGTTGCGCATACCATTGTCGTAGTCAAACCTGAGTGGCTTCGTGATCTCTTTCGAGAGCGGATCACCCTCGATAGTCACACCCGGGACGTGATGAGTGATGTTCATATTAGTGCATTCGATCTCGATGTTACCATAAGGATCGATACAGAACATAGAACGACCGGTGTCCTGGTTCATCGCCAGTGTATCGATGATGATCTTGGCGGAGCCACCACGACGTGTGCCGATCTCGACTACGGCACCGGGGACACCCTTACATTGCAATACGGCTCGTTGCAGGATGTCGTACTCTTGACTATCAGTACTGAATACTTCTTCGTCACTAAACCTAATGATTCCCATTATGTAATGTCCTTTAGTCTGTTTCTTAGTTCTGTCGAACTGTAGTGGTGATAACGGGGGATGTATACTATCCCGATGTTTAGCGAGTCACATATTTGATGCCCGGTGAGTTCTTGACCCTCGTACTCAGATCCTACAAAACGTCGGTTGATAGCTAGAGTAGCCATCATGTTTTCTAAGTCTAGTTCAGTGTCATATGGGACTATGTAATCAGCATATACTTTCAATTGTGTGTAGCGTTCATACATGCTTTGAATAGGCTTATTCTTCCAGTCACGATCGAGTCGTGGATTTGATTGTAAACCAACGACTAGCTCGTCACATTGTTTACTACACTCTGTCAAGAAATGTATGTGTCCTGGGTGCAGTAAATCAAATGCGCCACAGGTGAAACCAATCACTTTATTCATAATATATTATCTTTAGATCGCTGGCGCTTGACGCTCGAAATAGTTTTCATTGATTGCTATAGCACCAAAGTATTGTTTAACAAGCTTAACAACGGCTTCAGTATCATACAGCTTACAAGAAAATACATCAAGATACATGGTGTCGTTTTCGTCGACGAAATGAGCACAGATGTTGCTTGTTTCAATTAACTGCACAAGTGTATACCCGGCTTTGTCACCTGAACCAAATTTAATGATCTGTGGTTCACCATAAGCGACCATGTCAATGTCTTTAACGAGATGCTTCGCGAAAGCATAAATTATTGTTGAATCGGTGATCTTGTCATGATCACATCCAGAACAATCAAGAGCTAAATGATAACCCCAGTAAGATGGCATATTTAATTATTTCCTTTTTTGAATAACGCGTTCAATATCATTGGTGAAGATTCCATTTTCTTGATTATCTTCACTGATCTTTTTTAGCTCTTCCATAGTCACTACGCGATTTGAAAAATCCATTTCACCCAGATGATGCTGAGATAGTTCTTCAAAATCAGTAGTCTCATGGTTTATAATCCAATGATCAAGAGCGTGAGAGATTGGTTCATCATCACCAATCTCTACAACGTACTGATGTTTGAATTGTGAGATAGTCTCAATAAGTACTAGCTTTGGCATTAGAGAGTCTCTACACCTTGACAATAAGTGACTGAATCAATACGAAAAGAACGCCAGCCACCAGCAGTCAAATCCCAACAAGCTATGACATTGGGATTTTGTTGATGAAAATCTTTTTCTTCAGCTTTTTCTGAACGGTATGACTCCGGAAGAAATTTTTCCATGAGGGTAGCTCGCATTACTCGAGCGTCACCATTCACTTTAGTGAAGTGAACTTCAATAACATTTGACCGAAGCTCACGAAGTAGAGTATCACGAGTATACATAATATATAGATCCTTTATTCTGTCAGAAGATTTTGTCGCAGGTCAGACTCAAGCAGCTTAGTAGCAAGTTCACTATAACCACCAATGAAAAATCCGTCAACCACTACTACTGGATAAGTACGTGCAGATGCGTACTTTTCAGTGAGTATTGTACTGGTGAAGTCTCTATCAAGATGATACTCATTGTAAGAGATCTTACGTGACTCTAGCAACCTTTTAGTCATAGAACAATACGTGCAACCGTCTTTAGTGTAAATTTCCACGAACATCTTCTTTTCCCTCAACTTCTGGTAACTTTGCTTCCCAATATTTACTTACGTCTTCTTTTTTCTTTGGATCAAGCCCCATGTCGACCATCTCATCGATGATCATTTGCTCGAGGTTACCGTAGATCATCACATAATTGCTTCTGAGGCTGAAGCACGAAGAACAACGTAGATCTCATGAGCATTACTGAGACTGGCAAAGTATTGATTATACTTTTGAATAGCGTGATCTACGTTCATGGCATAAACGATACGATTCTGTTCAGCTTGTACTGGTTGACGCCCAGGCTGCAGAGGACGAAGCTGAACCAAACCCTCTACTAGAAAAAGTTTAGAAGAAGTGTCATGAGTCGTATCGTCGTTATTTTCACTGAAGTACGTCGGTGTAACTGTCACACTCTGTTCACTTACTTCACGCCATGCAGGAGTCATGCCTTGATCTTGTAGTTCATTTTCATAGTTAAAGACTTTAGGTTCATTCATATCATTAGGTTCCATGTTTTTAGGTTTATTTTTAGCACCAGGTGGTCTACCCATTATATATCTCCTCAACTCACTAAACAAGTTCATGTCTTGAACTTAATTATCTCGACTTTCAATCTTTTTACACCCTTGTCTTTTATACCAAGACGAACAGCACATCCCAGACTCAAGTCAAAATCGCGACCTCTAATAAAAGGTCCGCGATCATTTACTCTAGCCACCACTCTCTTGTTGGTTTCTGGGTCAGTAAATCTTACCCAAGTACCAAATGGCAAACTCTTGTGTGCTACTGTGTATAGGTTAGGATTAAACTTCTCTCCGTTAGCTGTCTTTCGACCGTGTTTGTACCAAGATACTCGCGCTTCATATGTCTTTACGATCTTGATAGCGTCGGCCGTGCGTTCGTGAGACTTTGCCTCAAAACTAATAAGAGACAAGAGTAGCACGAGCGCACAATACAGGCGCTTCTTCACCGTTTTTACTCCTCTTTTGTTTTTTACTCTAAGCGGCTATAATATCTTTCAATCTATCTGCACAGATAGAAGCCGCAAAAGCTCTGGGTTTAATCATTGGAGTCATGTTACACGCTCCTCTGATGTAACCTATAGCCTGATTGACTACACATGATGATCCGTAACGTTCTGATGGATTTACATCTAAGTGGAGCTCGCAATACCTATCAGCTATTGAAGTCTCAAGCTTAGTATACATGTCATGTACTAGATACACTTCATTCATTAATCTGATAGATGGTTTATTTATCTTTGTGTCAAAGTCTTTTTTTCTAGTGACTTCACCAAATACTTTGCAGCCGTGTTTTCCATCCTTGTGAATTATAACGGCTACACAGTAATCAGCATACCAGACTCCTTTATTCATGAATCGTTCAGAGTCTGAACCGATGTAGATCTTTGATGACGCTGAAGAAGCTTCTATGAATCTTTTTACTTCATCTAGATCAAACTTAGTCATGATATTACTTCTTTCTATTCAAGCGTCTCTTTTTACGCTTAGCTGAACCAATCTTTCTACGACCTTTACCGCTACTACTCTTGTGTGCCCATGGCATGATTTATCTCCTTTGTCACTATAATCTACTTATTTAGAAAAGTCAACCTTTTTTAGATGATCTTTTCTCACACGAGCCATGATCCATGAGTTGTAGTACTCATCTGATTCTAGGACTCCAGCTAGGACTTGCTCTTTTAACTCAAAGTATGATAACTCACCTTTGCTCTTGCAAAAGATCAATACTTCTCTCTTAAAATTAGCTTCGCCAAGTCTTTTAACATCTTCTTTGAGTTCATCATTTGAACCCCAGTAAGTCCTCCAGTCTGATTCGACTAGACTTTTCTTTTTCTTTCCCTTAATCGTCTTTGTTTTCTTGAATTTTAATAACTTTTTGCCGATGTATTTCTTATTAGAAATTAAGTTAGTTATCAAGTAAACAAACCCAATGTATTCACTCAAATCATTAGGTACATCTGCACCCTTGTAAGACCATATCATATAGGGGAATCTCCTTTCCCCTAT